ATAACAGCCTAAGTCATCGCCCCTGCGGGGGTGATGATGATAGTGAATCACAGACACAGACACAGACACAGACACAGACACAATGAGAAACGACAAGCACTTGACCGACATGGTCTACGAATGGGAATACATCCCTGTCCTTGCCTCCTATGCTGTTAAACTGCCGTTGGGCAGACAGCACGAAGGCGTTACCCCCGAGTGGTGCCAAGAGACCTTCTTCGAGTTGGTGGTCGACGGCTTCATCGACCCTGAAGGCATCCTCAACAACATCGTTGACTATGCAGTAGCCAGTATCAACTGGTACAGGGTCTCAGAGGCTGTTAAGTCTCACATCCAGTCAAACACATAACCACACAAGCTATGCGCGTATACACATTCTCAGACAACTCCTCAAACGAGGAGTTAACCGAACAAATCAGTTTCACCGACGCTCTGCTGTTAGCAGGCACCTACATCAAATCGGGGGACACGGACGTACGCGTCCACCAGTACGCACGTGAGGGGTTCAGCTACCCCGAGCGTTCATGGATGGTGGAGGAGTTTCTGACTCACTTCACCCCCAACCAGTCAAACGATTAATAACAGCATGATGAACAATCACAGAAAAACACTATGTGAAGAAGCGGCGCAAGGACTGCGCGATGCAGGTTGCTTTGCCTTCACCAACGCAGGCAAGGTGTACGTAGACACCCACACTGAGGGCGAGGATGAGGTGTGGGTTGAGGTGTCGGAGGACACCATCAACAGCTACGCCCTCGCCTGCAGGATGAGGGAAGAGGTGGAGAGACGGCAGGAGGAGCAGAAGATAGAAGCCTTTCGTGAGTCCGACCCATTCGAAGTCCTCGAGAATATAGCCCGCATCTTCCACTACCTCGGGTGGGACTTAGGTGAGAACGGATCACACGACACAAGCTTCATCGAGGACTCAGAGGCATACCTCGAGATGGTATACAAAGCGTTCAACCCAATACACAAGAAATAATGGATAAGTACACGAAAGCAACCATGCACTTGAACGAATCAGGGTTCTCGGCACGGAAGGAAAACAACAACGTATCTGTCTTGTTACACAACGCTTACGTGAAGGACGGAACCCGCTACTGGGTTTACATCAGCGAAAGCGAAGTAGACCTCTTCAGTGGTAAGTATGACTCGATGCATGGGGGCTACGCTACGCTCAAGGAGGTGTTAGCGTGGGCAGACAAACAACCCGAGTCAGACATCATCGACCTGTCAGTTGAGGAACTGGTTAACGAGTACAGACACCAAACATTAGAGTCATGAAATTCAAGATCAAGTCACAGCTATTCGGTCACGTCGAGGTGACCTCAGACACCGAAGACCACACCTCCCACGATATGTGGTTACCCATCAACGAGTACCTATGCGCCAACGTATGGTTGGAGGACGAGGACGACGACATAGAGGATATGGATGTCCAGTGGGTATGCAACATATGGTCTATGGAGAAGACAGAAGACGGGTTCTACAACTTCGGGGAGGAGTTGGAGGGCAGTGATGTACACATAGAGCGGGTCGAGTGAGCCACTTTTATGTACGCGTAGAGAAGACACTGAAGGTGTGGTGTGTGTATGTTTGCACCCCCGATGGTAAGCGTAGCAGAAGCACCACACTTTCATTCTTCAAGACAAAGACACAGGCTGAGAAGTACGCCATCAAATACAGCAACCAAATAAATATCCCAATCTATGAGCTACAAGATTAGATTCAACCTCGGACGAGGAGAACACTTTATGAAGTGGAAGGTCACAAGCCCTGAGGGGTGCATAGACTACTACGATCCGTCGAGCATAAGTATCGTCATGCACGACTGCAAGCTACGCAACCAAGCGGGGACAGCACAGAAGATACATGACGGAGCCAACAAAACTGTTTGTGCGTGGATAGAGGCCGAAGACGTGTACCTCGTCAACAAAGAACAGCAGGTTGACTGGAGGAACGACCTTGAGTTGTCGTTCAACCCACGCAAGACCCCCCACTGGGTGTACACCCACGAGATAGGCAGTATCGACAACAAAGAGATACCCATCATCATGACGCAGGGTCGCAGGCTGTTTGACGTTGCTATGCTTGACTGCGATGAATGAACAAGAGCGCAAGGCATACATGACCCAGTTGTGGGGTCGCATCGTGAGGGGCGATGCTCCCGACATGGTGATAGAGTGTATGCTGTTAAACTTTGAATCCAAACTATTCCTCGGGTGGCCTGACCCCCGATAAACACACAAGTCATGACAGACACAACTTACACACGTGAAGACTACCACGTAAACAACATCCGCTACGCCTTGGAGATGGGGGCTAGTGGCTATGTAACAGACTACTTCCATATCCGTTGGGACAACGAAGCCGATCCCTCTGACGCTAGCTTTATCTTCAACACAGCCGCAAGCTATATCGGTGAGGAGACTGAGCTACGCATCGAATACTTGTTTGGTGATGAGTCAGGGGAGGCTGTTATCACAATCAACAGGCTCGACGAGTCTCAGCACTTTGACCTCCCTGACGGCAAGAAGTGCAAGATGCGCTATCGCATGGCCTCCAACAAGGTCACAGAGCGTAGGGGATGGTGGGTTGGTGAGGTATGGGATACACAGACGAACCTTAACGCAGACAAAGTACGCATCCGTGAAGTTCGAAGAGATCGATGACTTGCTGTTCAACTATGAGGTAGCCGTGGGCATCCCGTTAGACCTAGAAGCCAAAGGAGAGGAGAACGTGCTGTTGCGGGCGGCCTTTATGACCGCCCTTGCACAGACAACGAACTACACAGCCATAGCCAACTACTTTGGTTTGCACCGATCGACGGTGATGCGCCACTGCAAAAACCACAGAAAGAATATGTACAAGTCTGGGTACAAGCGTATGTACAACATAGCCACCCATGTCACCAGATCCGCCGTCAAGGGAACTGCTGACGTATGCCCTCTGTGCCACCAACTTATAACAGATTAACGCACAGGGGCTTGTATAACTGCATCGACAATCATATATTTGCAACGTAACATCAATTTATTCAACATGACTAGCACACAAGATGGCGTAGAGACCATGGTCTTTATGTACAACAGGGGCGGGCGATCTTACGTCACCCCCTCTCGCAAGGTTGCCAACTGGAGGAGCAACGACGGCGAGTACTTCGAAGTAATTTACTCTAAATCTACTACAGATGAAAATTCATGAACAGCTACGCCTCCTACAGGCGGAACTCAAGGCTCCGAAGAGTCAGTACAACAGCTTCGGCAAGTACAAGTATCGCAACGCAGAGGATATCCTCGAGGCTCTTAAGCCGTTGGCTGTCAAGCACGGCCTCACCTTCACCATCAACGATACGTTGGAGGCTATCGGTGATCGCTTTTATGTTCGCGCTGAAGTCACCTGCACGAATGATGATAGTGAGTCAGTCAGTGTTACGGCTTATGCGCGAGAAGAGGAGAACAAGAAAGGTATGGATGGCTCGCAGGTGACGGGTGCCTCTTCGTCTTACGCTCGTAAGTATGCTTTGAATGGTATGCTGTTGATTGACGACACCAAAGACGCAGACAGCATGGACAACAGCCAGTCAGCACCTAAGGCCAAGGCCAAGGCTCAACCGCAGGCCGAGGACACCCCAAAAGACATCATGAGCATGGCTATTGAGTACATCAAGGGTCAGCGCGACAAAAAGTCAGCCTACGAAGCCATCATGGCTAAGTACGGGGAGGTGTTGACAGACAACCAGAAGGCGGGCATCAAAAAGTTCGTGTCGTGAGAGAGCTATTGCAGTCGCGGTATGGGAAGGACTACCTCTCGTACAGCAGCCTCAAGCAGGCACTCGGTGATATCGTCCAGTTCGATCGCTATATGCGTGGGGAGCTGAAGTACAAGAGCGACGCCTTAGACTTCGGGACGTTGTACGACATGATGCTTTTTGAGCCGGAGAAGGTCTCGGACAGCTACATCATCTTTGACGAGGAGGCCCTTTTAGGGGGCCTCTCAGAGAAGACACAGCAGTCTAAGAACTACAAGCTCACCAAGGAGTACAAGGAGGCCTTGCAGAGGCTACACCTTGACGCTGCCGAGGCGGGCAAGATGATCATCAGCACGGAGATGCATACGCAGTCTGAAGCTATGATCGACAGGCTACGCAAGAGCGGACTTATCGACTCGCATATGACGGGCGACTATCAGGTGCTCGTTGATGGCGACCTGAACGGAGTCCCCGTGAAGGGTTACATCGACTGCCTTGGTGACGGCTATATCACAGACAGCAAGTCTACGCAGAGCATCAACAAGTTTCGCTACAGCGTACGTGACTTCAGCTACGATATACAAGCGTATATCTACAGCAAGATGAAGGGCACCAAAGAGTTCTACTGGGTGGTACAAGAGAAGACCTACCCCTACACCCCTGCCCTTGTCAAGTGCAGTGAGAGTACCCTGTTTGCGGGGGAGATGAAGTTCAATCAGGCGGTGGCGTTGATACGCCAGTACCTTAACAGAGGAGAGGACTATGACCCGATGGTTGAGTTCATTGAGTTTGAAGTATAAGTCGGTGCTTGTCTCCACCGCTGTCTTTGTAAGCTATTTCGTTTTTTTCAAAACCCTTTATTTAATCCTTAATTACTTTCAGTTATGAGTAACGACAAAAAACCAGACTTCATCGGGCGTACCTACCCGATTGAAAAGAAAGACGGGAGCCTCGTAGGCTACAAGATCCAGATGTCTTTGGCTGAGGCCATGACTATGTTTGAGAAGTTTGCTGAGCCGGCTGACGCCGATGGCAACCGCATGGTGACCATCAAGGTTATGACTGGTGGGGCTAAGCCATGGTCATGCGTTGATGACCCCAACAGCGAGTACAACGTGAAGCGTCGTGAGAACGCCGCTAAGCAGGCACCGCAACAGCAACCGCAACAGCAACCGCAACAGCAGAATGACGGGTTACCTTTCTAAGGTAATTGCATTATACGGAGCTATGGAGTGGGGGTTGAAGGACGTTGAGTTCCTCAGCCCCCATTCTTTCCGGTGCAATCACGGAACGTTCTGGTGTAGGCGATGGGATCATGAAGACTCGAAGATATTCATTGAATGGTTTGACGACGAACGAGACGATGAATATGTTGTGTACCTGATCCCAAATAAGAGGGGCGACAACTGCGTGCTGTTTAAGGCCAAAGACATAGCTCCTATGTCCAACAAGTGGGTGACATTCGAATGGATAGCCCAACACCTAAAGAAGAAATGGAGGATCGATGTATCTACTACGTAGAGATAGAGGTTATGTACAGCAGGGGCACGAAGAAGAAGACATGGAGCAAGAGGACGATACATATCGTCACGCGGTACATCACCACTAAAGAAATTATGAAGGATAGGCTCTCTATGAAAAGGGTAGAGGCCGCTGTATACGACTCAAAATCCAAAAACAAAGACGCACGTGTCACGAAAGTTATCAGCTACAAGTGCGTTGGACAATCGTTAGTCCCATGAAGGCAACAATATTCAAGTCACAATATGAAACAGACTCCCCCAACCACGTGGAGGTGTCTCACCTCCTCGACCGCATCCGCGATGGAAAGCAAAAAGACAAGATAGACGTCATCCGTGGTGGGGACAAAAGCAAGAAGTCTGAGCTACCCCTTGTGCTATTCAGTGGGGAGTTCAGCGGGAGGAAAGACCAAGACATCATCAGGCACAGCGGTCTGGTGGTGCTGGACTTCGATCATATCGATACGCAAAAGTCGAAACCGCTAATAGGTAGCGACCCCTACGTATACGCCTGCTGGGTTTCGCCCAGCGGCGATGGCCTCAAAGCCCTCGTCCGCGTAGCACATAGCGACAGACACAGAGACCACTTCCGTGCGTTGTCTGAGTACTTCGACAACCAGTATGGGGTGGAACCCGATCCCACGGGTATCAACGAGAGCAGAGGCTGTTATGAGTCGTACGACCCAGACCTCATCGTCAACGAAGACGCCAGTGTATTTGGTAAGTTCGTCACAGAGAAAGCACAGACACAGACGGCGGAGATACAGTCGGTAGGTACAGATTACATGAAGCTCAACCTTGCGGCTATGCTTATACGCAAGGCCGACGACGGGGAGAAGCACAGCGCGTTGCTTCGAGCTAGTGTTCTTATGGGTGGCTATATAGCAGCTGGCAGGGTAGAGGAGGACGAGGCTGTGCGTGTGTTGATGCGTGAGATACTCAAGAGGGATATAGACAGCGAGTACGTAGCCAAGAACACCATACGCGACGGCATAGAGCACGGCAAGACACTGCCGATACGCGACATCCTCAACGACTCACGTGACGCAGAGCGTGAGATGCTTATCAACGACGGGGATATGTCTTTTATCAGTAGCAGAGACGAAGACTACGGGTGGATAGAGAAGTTTGCCAACGGGGAGATAGCTTTGGGGTTGGATACGGGCGACGAGAACCTAGATAAGTTTTTCCGCTACAAGAAAGAGTTCGTTATCATCAACGGGCACAGCAACGTAGGTAAGACAACGATGGCGTTGTACATGATGGTCAACGCCTCTGTGCGCCACGGGTGGAAATGGTTGGTGTACTCATCGGAGAACCATACACACAGCGTCAAGGCCACGCTGATGGAGTTTGCTTTCAACATGAAGGTGCAGACTATGAACTCAGATCAGCGCAAGCTAGCCTATCAGTGGGTGTGCGACCACTTTACATTGATAAGCAACAAAGAGCTGTACAGCTACATGGATATGATTCTGTTTATGGAGAAAGTGAAGGCTCAGCAAGATATCGACGCTGTATTCCTTGATCCCTATAACAGCCTCAAAATCGATATGCACAACAAGGGCATCAGCACCCACGAATACCACTACGAAGCTGCGTCAGAGTTCCTGACCTACAGCAGCTACAACAACGTAGCTGTGTGGTTGAATATGCACGCTGTTACCGAGGCACAGAGACGCAAAGGTCCGGATGGCTTGCCCTTAGCTCCGTACGCAGAAGACACCGAAGGAGGGGGTAAGTTCGTCAACAGGAGTGACTGCTTCCTTACGATACACAGAAAGGTGCAAGCCCCAAACTACGAGGATCGTATCACGACGGAGCTACACGTACGCAAGGTGCGAGAAGTGAAGACTGGGGGCTCCCCAACGCCGTTAGACCTCCCAATCACCTTTCGCATGAACAAAAATGGGACAGGATTTGCTTCAACCATTACTTCACGTGAGATGTTTGAAAGCGTTGGTTATCAGTTCAGTAACTACCGTCAGTTCAATATAAATTTAGATACTTGACTTTTAAAAAAATATCGTGTAACTTCACAGCCATGAACAGACGGAGAGGAGGGACGCCCCCAAGGCGATCCCGACGGAAGCGGGAACTCGGACGGTATAAGTCGTCCCTAGAGAAATACTGCGCTGATCAGTTACGCGAATACGGGATAGCTTTCAACTATGAGGAAGTTGAGTACACCCTTCAGGAAAGCTTCCGTTATGAGGCTGTTTACTGGAAGATGACTACTGGGAAGAAAGACATGACCAACCGCAGTAACAGCATCATACAGCCCATAAGGTACACCCCAGACTTTACTGGGGTGAAGCACAACTGGATAATAGAGACGAAGGGTTTTACCCCTTCTCAGCACACCTTCCCGATAAGATGGAAGATGTTTCTTAAACACTTAGATGAAGCGGGGGCACCATACCCCGCTTTATTTATGCCCAAAAACAAGCAACAGGTAGATTTTACCGTGCAGATGATAAAGAAGCTTATAGACGATGGATCAGTATAAACTGGGGGAGATATACGCGCTAGCAACTTCTCGTATATCTGATGAATTAACAGCCTTGTATGAGTCGCTGTTTGATGACGACGGACAACCGATGATAGTGATTGACGACGTGAACGAAAGGATAAAGAAGTTTCAGCGGCAGGTCGGCTATGAGGCCGACCTCATACGTCAAGCGATAAGAGAGCACAACAATGATTGAGGTAGAGATAACAGACTCCATGATTGAAGCTGTTAATGGTAAGGCTAAGGCTATGGGTGGGATAAAAAACAGCATCACGGGAGGCAAAGGCAACTTGGCTGGCTTTATAGGTGAGCAGATGGCTTTAGAGTACTTCAGCGATCAGAGCGTAGACTACTCCCCATGTAAGGACTACGACATGGTGGTCAATGGGGTGAAGGTTGATGTAAAGACGAAGCGGCGTGGGGTTGAGCCCCAGCCGCACTATACGTGCCATATCAGCGATACGAGTATGCATCAGCAGGCCGACGTATATGTGTTTGCTCAAGTGAATATGAGGAGCCACCCTTATAGGGGGTGGCTCTTGGGGTGGCTGACGAAAGCTGAGTTCTTAGACAAGGCTGTATTCAAGCGCAAGGGCGAGGCCGATGGTTATGGGCATACAGAGAGGGCTGACGCCTATGTGTGCACAATTGCTGACCTCAACAGCTTTGACGATGTGTTTTATGAGCTATCTTAGTAGCGTTACACGGACATAGTGCTGAGTGACGCTACCTTAAACCGAGAGGGGCCCCGTAAGGCCCCTCTTTTTACTTCTGAGACTTCTTTATCGCTTCTTCTGTCGGAGCACCCTTCTCACCCTTCTTGCGCATCTTCTCACCTCGTTTTCTTTTGGCGTTGATGTTATCCCAGAGTCCACGTGGGGATTTGCTCCCGTCTTTTCTTCTTATCAGTTTCATCTTCTAATTGATTTTGGTTTCCAGCTTCCACGCGCAAATCTTTCAGCGGCCTGTGGCGTCCTAAACTCGAACACCTCACCCCTCTCTATAGCCTCATCGAATGTCTGATCGACGTATTGGTTAGGGGCTGTAGGATATATTGTTGGGTATACAAAGTACCTACCATCTACCTCAACTGAAGACATGAGGTGAGTGGATACGTCACCGTTGTTTGGCATATACCCCATTCCCTCACGAAGCTCTCTCGCTGTTTTCTTCTTGCGTCTCTTTATGGGTTTCATTCTTGTGTTCTGTCTTGTAAAAACCCAGCCGTCTCTAGCATACGACCTATGTTAATCGCTAAGTCTCTTGATTTTCTTAATCCAGCACCACCTATTTTCCCAACAAGCCTTGCTTTTCCGATCATCGGAACGGCCCCAAGCATATCCAGAAACTCATCCGCTGTGGGCATAGTCCTCCCACTTTCTTTCCATGACTGTCTTGCCGCCCTAAAGTCATCGTGAGACAAGTACCCAGTAGGATCTAAAATCTCAAGAACGTCTTCAAGTACGCTGTCGTCATCCGTCTCCATCCATCTTTGAAAAACAGACTGCTTTCGTCTGTCTTCGAAGTCTTGTATCGCTTGTGGATTGTATCCCCGAGCAACAGCTTCGGTGTACCCAACCACCTCTGCTTCTGGTAGGTTGACAGGAACAGACAAGTTGTGATACGAGTCAAGCTGCCTCAATAAATCAGATACTGGTTGCTTCTTTATCGGTTTCATTCATCAAGGTTTACGTCTCTTCGAAACAGCCTCCACGATTGCTCTACATTGACTTCCCTGCGCTCCATGTTACTGTAAGGTAAGTTCCCAGCGCCAAAGCAGTATGTATCCCACAGTGGACCAATCAATAGCAACAAGTCCTGAGTTCCTATAACCCCATCAAAGTTTAAGTCAGCCTCTAACGGATCTTCTAACAATGATTCTTCTCCGTATACAGAGAGCAAGGCTAACAGGTCTTGACTCCCAACATGGAAGTTCCCATCTAAATCCCCATAACAGTTAGGTGCCTCTCCAATAATAGTAGGACGGTTGTTAACCATATGGTTGTGCATGTACAGGAACTGACCATCAGTAAAGCTTGTCCTGCATGAGTCTATGTAGTAGTCCATGTGGTTGTTGTGCTGATAACC